ATTGGCAATAGTAATTGTTCTCTGAGTAGAACCAGTCTGAGTTAATAATACGGCTGTTGCACCAAAAACATTGGTTGCTGATCCAGTTGAGACAGCATTTGTAACAGGAGTAATTCTAGCAATACCTGACATGAATCAAACTCCCTATACCGCAGCCTTAGCAAACTTGACCATGGAATTGAAGGAATCTTTATCCTTCATGGCTTCAGTTTCCATACGCTTTCTGTTTGTGGAATTGAGTTGCTTCATAGCATTATTAAGAGACTCGGCAGTCATCTTATCAATTTTTACTGTCTTGCCATCTTTCAGTCTAAGATTACCAGCTCTAAATGCCTCATCAATTAGATCAACTTCTTCTCTAACATAACGTGAGCCGTGTTTCTTATAACCACGACGTCTCATTTCTGGTTCAATGAGAGCATCTTTTTCAGATTGTCCCATCCGGTCCCAGACCTTACCCATCTTTTTAGCTTTGGCCTTGGCATCCTGCATAGCATAATAGCTGTCATTGGCGCCTTCATCAAGATCAACTTCTTCCTTAATCCAACGTGAACCATGTTTCTTATACCCGCGGCGTATCATTTCTGGTCCGATCAAGGCATCTTTTTCAGATTGTCCCATCCGATCCCAGACTTTGCCCATCTTCTTGGCTTTAGCCTTGGCATCCTGCATAGCATAATAGCCATCGTTAGAACCTTCATCAAGATCAACTTCTTCTTTAATCTTTGAAGAACCCTGCATGACTGGAGCTTTTTCGCCGCCAGAATTGCCAGCACCCTTATAGGAATCTCCGCCGAAGCCGCCCATCTTCATGAATTGAGAATATGTCTTGAGCATTTGCTCGCCCTTTTCCTCAGCACCGTCATGATCTTCGCCGGCAGAACCTTTCTTGCCCTTTGGGCGATCCCCGGTGTGCTGTTCATCTGGTGCTACTGGATGTTTCTTCTTTTCAACCTTGTGCATATCTACAAATTTTTGCTCATCGTCAGACCGAGGCTTGTAATTTTTTACTTCTTCTTCGTCATCCACTTTACGCTTGTAATCAGCAGCGGGTGCTTCCTCGAAGAGTTGGTTAAATTTCTTCATTTGGCTCTTCCTCTGGCATAGGTTCTGGGTCGTCATCATATTCAACTTCAGCAGGCTCGTCAAACATTGCTTGACCAGCAGTAATCTTCTGTAGATTAATTGCATCCATTGCTTTATTCATCAGTTCCTGGTTAATTGTATCCTTGAACTGAGAGGAGTCACCATTTTGCAATGCAATAATAGCATCTTTAATATTATCTGTCATCACGACCTCCATTTAATCCTATTATTTATAAAAAAATTCATTTAACCGAGTGCAATCGCAAAAGCTAATGCATCATCCGCTGCAGCTGCTACCGCCTCAGCAAGTGTCGCCTTTCCTGCAATGGCACTATTTGTATTTGCAAGTGCTGCCTTTACCTGTACATCTAATGTGGTATAACTAGATGAATCTAATTTTGTTGCAATGTAACTATTGGTGTTAGACAATCTCAGTAATGCAGTTGCTTCAGTAGTTTTAGTGGCAATATAGGTATTTGTGTTGGCCAAAGCCGCCTTTACCTGAACATCCGCCGTAGTATAACTTGATGAATCCAGTTTAGTAGCGATATAACTGTTTGTATTAGACAGCCGAAGTAGTGCGGTGGCTTCTGTAGTTTTGGTTGCGATATATGCATTTGTATTTGAGAGTAAAAGATTTACGTAGCTATTCGCTGATTTTGTAGCAAGACTTGTCTGTACTGCAGTATTTTGTGCAAACGTACCACGAATCACATTGTTTGCAATACCCCACCCACGAGTCCATTCACGTGAAGCAATCTGTTCGGTATCAGTAAATGTACCGGTTGAATTTGCTGAAATAGAAGTGCCACCAAGATTTAATGTGGCTCCTGATAGATATAAATCTCTCCAACGACGAGTAGAAGAACCGAGGTCGTAGGTATTTGCAGAAGCTGGTATAATATGCTGTGTCTGTAAAGTCGAACTGATATTATTACCAATCGCAGCACTTTGTACTTGAACTACTGTGGAATTACCAGAGGCTGTAACTGTAGCACCGACAAAATCAATTTCAGTTACGGTTGTTCCAACACTGGAACCTTCTTCCTTAATGGTGATACCACCGCCGCCAGCTGGAGAACTTGCATACCAAACGCCAGTATTAGAATTATATGTGAGTACCTCACCGTCCGTTGGCGTTTCGACACTAGTGTAATCGACATCATCAAGACGATGTAACCATACCTCACCGCCACCCCCTCCGGAACTACCACTTGAGGTTGCTAATCGAGTTACCTGCTGGCGAATCTGATCTCTGAAGTTTTCGTAATTATCTTCTAATGATTTGCGGATAGACTCCACATCTACTTCAGTTCCATCCCGGCCGGGATTACCTTGTGGGCCCATTGGACCAGTTGCACCCGGATCACCCTTATCACCTTTATCACCTTTTGGTCCCTGAATACCCTGTGGGCCAATAGGTCCTGGCTCGCCTTGCTCTCCAATTAATCCACGTTCACCCCTTGGTCCCTGTGGTCCAAGAAAACCTCTTTCACCTTGCAGACCCTGTTCACCTTGGTCACCTTTGTCACCTTGAGGACCGACTGCACCAACTGGACCCTGTTCGCCGATTAAACCCTTTTCGCCTTGTGGTCCAGTATCGCCTTTATCACCTTTTGCACCTGGAATACCTTGACCACCACGTGGACCTATAACTGAACCAACTACAAAAACTTCTCCATCCTCACGGATGAGTTGTAGCTTTCCATCTTCGAGTAATGCTTTTTTGAATGTGGCGCCAGGTTCGCCCTTTGGGCCGACTGGTCCTTTTGCTTCTACGACAATTCTTCGCTCAGGGCCAGTATCACCCTTTACACCGGCAGGACCTGCTGGACCTTGTGGACCGGCAGGTCCCGGTGGTCCCTCAACCAATATTGGTTGTTGCATTTCCTCGGTAAGTTCTGCAATTTTTTTATCAGCATATTTAATTGCAGCTGAGAGGATTTTTGCTTCCCTGAGCTCGTTCGACATAATTAATCCTCTGTCAGAACATCATCTAAAACTTGAGTCATTTTATCTACTAGTCTCTTTTCCTCTTCAGTCATTTCTGTAGGAGGTACAAACTCTTCAGTTGGTTCTTCCTCGGGTGGCTGGTCATCCATAGGTTCACCGCCTTCGGGTGGTGCATCATCTTCCTCACCACCACCTTCTTGACCGATCTGTTTTTCAATTTCCTCAACCTCATCTTCAGTCAAACGTAGAACATTTGTACGAACCCAAGCCTCCGAGAAATACTTGCCAACATAGTTATCAACATCACCAAGGAGACGAAGTCTCTCTGTCATAATTTCAGTATCTTTCAGTTCTGTGAAATGGTTATCTTCCATGAAATCATAATAGACATCCTGTTTCATCTTTTGCCATTCTTTACGGGTTGTGACACCAGTAAGAGCAAGATGAATTTCAAGTAATTCATCAAACATCATGGCAAATCTATTGCGGAGGCGCTTGATGAATTTATTAAACTTTAATTCATCACGAGTAATTTCAGATGCGCGGCCGAGTTGGAACTGATTTTCCTGCTCCATACGAGCAGTAGGAACATTCAGTGATTTATAGAGTTTACGGCGGAAGTAATCAACATCTTCCATTTCACCAAGATTTTGACCGCCTGGAAGAGTTGTGATTTCAGTACCTCTACCACCTTCACGACGTGGAAGCCAGAAATCTTCTAACATGGTCATAAACTTACGGTCGTCTCGCACCTCACCGGTAGATGCATCATATGTAAGTTTATTTTTGTGCTTGGTCATCATATCGCGAAGATATTGCTCGGCCTTCATTTTTGGAAGGTTACCAACATCAATATAAAAAATGCGCCGTTCTGGAGCTCGGGCAAGTCTGTAAATAACCACTGCATCCTCGAGCATACGAAGCTGATTGAGTGGTTTAATTGCCTTATGCAAATGAGAATAGATCATATTATTACGAGTATCAAGAATACCTGAATGAACGTAACAAATAGAATCCTTTGCAATCTTTACACCTTGAGCCTGATTTGCTGTGGTAATACCTTGTGCATTATAAAGATAATATTCATTAGCGCCTTTATATACCGTGACACCTGTTCTCTTATCTTTTTCCTTAATTGGCTCTTTAATTTTACGGATCTTACGAGGATCAATATATCTTACATCCTTAATACCAGCACGTGGATTTGTTTCGTCAATTACGATGTGATAGTAGAGTCTGCCGTCAATGTACCATTTGCGAAAAATATCATAGGCATTATTCTGGAAATCTAGCATATCATAGATTTCGTAGAAACTTTCTCGAATTTTCTTTTTAATTGTTGCACTAACTTCAAGTTTATCAAGAATAATTTCACAAGGCCCAGAATTTTCATCGACAACAATTGCCTCGTTTACAATATCTTGGATTGCATAATCACATTCTGGTTGAATTGACATCTCGCGGTATTTAGTTACGAGATCACCTTCATTTTTTGCCTTGCCTTCAAGATCAACATACGTACCGTAAGCACCGCCGGGTGCAATTTCAATAGATCCATCTTCAACTGTCGGTGATACAATTGAAGGTAAATTTTCTTGTTCTGCCTCTGATTTTTTTCTAGCAATAGTAAATCCAAAGAGTTCAGCCATTATATCATCCTATGCTTAAAAATTTGTATTTTGTTTATTTATAATGCTAGAATCATAAAAAAAGGGCAGCCGAAGCCGCCCTTTCTTAATTTTATTATTGCTATTAGATGATAGCAGCACCGGGAGCAAGACCACCAGACTGTGTTGTCCAGTAATCAATGCTGAATGTTGCTGTGTATTCTTCAATCGCATCTGTATTTGACCAATCAAGATCAATAGCTGCAATATTTGTTGGGAACATTCCAACAAAATCATATGACCGTAGAATATCACCAGCCTTGCCATAATGAGTGACCTGAGCCTGTGATTTATAAACGGTGTTGAATACAGCTGATTGGTTGCTTGTTGTGCCGTTGATTGCCTGTACCCATTCCTCGAGAGTACTACGAGTTGAAAAATCCTCATCATTGATGATGGTGACTGTCCAATCTTCGTATGTACGGTTACCTGCAAATTTTACAGGCCGACCGAAATAGTTAGTGGTAATCGGTGTGAGAGTTGTGGCAGGAATCTGCGCAACTCTACAAACAAAGCGGAATCGCTCATCAGCCGCGGCATTAATTGGGTTAGTCATAGTGACTTCAAACAGTGATGGTCTAGCACCACCGAATGGTAGATTCCCCGTAAATTCATTAATATTGAAAGCCATGTTCTTCTCCTAGATCCTTTTTTACTATTTATAATCCAAATTAGAACTGACCAACAATTTCTTCGAACTCAACCCCGGTACGAACGGCAACAAAGTTAAGTTGAATGAAGTTGATTGACCGAGCTGGTTTAATATAAATGTCGCCGATGAACTCGTTGCGATCAATAACCTCAGGTGTGTTGTTTGTCTCGTCACAAACAACCCGGAAGTCAAAGATACCACGACGACCCTGCACATCTCTTAGGAATGGCTCAACCAGGTTACGGAACTGAGCCCGTGTGAATGCATCGTTAAACTCAAAGAGAGTAAACTTAGCAGAGGTTGCAATAGCCTTTTCTAGAACAATGAATAGGCGGCGAACATTAATTCGATCAAAGGCGCTTGGTTTTGCAAGCATTGTCTTATCACCGAATAAGACTGTACCTTGACCGGGGAATGTCACAACTGGATTGATACCTGACTTATAAAGTAGGTCACGATCCGCTTTCTTTGGATTGTAAGAAAGTTTTGCTACATTTTTGATATTACCACGGTTGAAACCAGCTGGGGAATACCAAGGATCGCGGGTATTATCCGTGCGAACCATGAGACCAGCAGTGTCACCGTTCATTGGAATATAACGATATACGTCGTTATACTTATCGTACTGATATTTCCAACCGCTGTCAATTAC